AACTGGTAGTGTAGGGCGCGGATAGTTAGCATCCCTTTGTCGTAACGCTCGATAATTTCTAAGGAATTATCGGTTATCCATTTTTTTGTAAATTTATCTTTTGCCATGGGGGTAATTGTTTATTATTTATTTGGGGACATTGTGGACGTGCGGGACGGGGTTAAATTTTTGCCTTACCGTGATAGCATTCATCAATGCAGATTTTTTCTACCTCTGTGATTTTCTTCTTTTTGATTGCTATACAATTCGGGTTCATGCTTTTTTAAGCAATCCCAACACCAAAAAGATTCCGATCTCCCATTTTGGGTTTACTCTTGTTAGTGGCTTTTTCATTACCAACACACCACATTTTGCGCAATTAGTCATAATGATAATTTTTTAATTGTTATTTTTATTTATTATTTATTTTGTGGTCTAGTCAGGAATCGAACCTGAATGAGCGCTGCGTGATTACCTATCTTATTCACTCGCAAAGCTCGGCAATAATATATGATCTGGGTATAACGCTGTTTGCCACCTCATAGGTTCCGTCATGTTTCATATATCTTTTAGCGTCTACCAATTTCCGCCACTAAACCGTCTGAATTATTATGTTGCTGTTCTTGAGTATATGGTGCCAAATTTTAATTGTTGTGTGATTCATTATTAAATCACTTCGTAAAATTATATCAATTCAATTTATTCTGCAAATATATTTTGTTAATAATGAAATATATGTTGAAGATTTAACTTATTTGTAATAATATCTTAATTTTTTCTCAACGGTAGATAGTTTCTTAGAGATTCCAATTTGTTTCATTTTACCATTAACTATCACTGTCGCTCTCCATTTTTTAAAATGTTTATCCCAAACGATTCCATTGTATTTTGGTTTTGACTTTGATTTTCTGAATACGATTGGTAAATTCTCATTGCTCATAATAAATGCTTTTAAATTATTTTAATACAAAGATACAATTAGTTTTTTGGAATAATTATAAAAATGCCGAATAATATATACTAAATTGTTGATATTTAATGATTATTGTGTTAAACAGACGATTGTAATAAAAAAATAGGGTTTCCAAGTAGGTAGCAGCGTTTTTCGTGTTTTTTCGATAAAACTGTGTTAAAATATGGCTTTTTCGGTTTTTTGACTCAAAATCAACAAAAACATATTACAATGCTCTATCTCTTTAATATATAATACTTTAAATGTAATAAAATGTAATAATTTGTAATATTACTATTTTATATTAATCTATTAATCAATTAGTTAGATGTAATAAATTGTAATATATTTCATTATCAAGTAGTTATAGCGTTTTTAATTTTATTTTCTTAAATTTACATATTTTATTTATTACAAAATATTACAAATTTATTACAATTATTTAACAAAAAATCCGCCTCTATTTTGCCACCCAAAAAGAAAAACATATATTTGCAGCATGAATTTCTTCATTAAAAATAAAGTTAAAATAAGGGAAATGATCATTGCGGGTTCGGATTACGCCGAAATCGCAAAGGCTATTGGCATGACTGAGAAGAAATTTGCTGAATTTGTGAAGCTTGATCGTGAAGCAAGAAAGTTTATTAACGCTAGCGAGTGCCTTAAAGAAGAAAATCTTGTAGTTAAAATTGCTAATAATGGCAAATGGAACTCCGCAGCGTGGTTGTTATCTCGCCAAAATCCTAAAAAATATTCTGACACCGGGGTTCGTATTCAAGCCGAAAAGCCTGACAATGAAAATGAAAACGAATTTTTAAAGACAACTATACGGCTTCGCGACTCTATTATAGAAGATTTCTATAGGTTCTTTGAAATAGGGTTTGACTGGTCGGAGTGCGAAGGTGGTAGCCGATCCGGTAAGACCTACAACTTTCTGCTTTGGGCTTACCTACAAACCCGACTAGGCGTTTTTGACTTAAATATTATCGCTCCTTCTTACAAAATGCTTGAGTTTGGAGCGTTTGCCGACTTAAAAAAAATTCTTAATGAATATGCACCCGATATTCACATCCCGGAAAGACCAACAAAACTAAACATTCACGGATCAACTTGGATTTTTGAGGTCGTCGTATCAGAAAATGAGGCAAAACGCAATCGAAAGAATGTTTTTGTTAACGAGGCAGACGGAATACCCGAAATAGTTGCCAACTTGCTTGGTCGTGCCTCTGGTCGTAAGTTTATTGATTACAACCCTGTTAAAAAGTTTTGGGCTGCAGATAAGATTAATACCGAAGGAACAAACATACTTCGTACTAACTGGCAAAAGAACCCATATTTAACACCTAATCAACTACAATGGTTTGCCGATCTTAAAAAAAATGGTGAATTTGCGGAAGAAGGGAGCCCGGAAAGATATGCCTACGACGTTTACTATCTTGGTAATTATTCTCTACTATCCGGTAAGGCTTACGAATTGGCGGATTTCGACATTAGGGATGAGGTTCCTGAGAAATTCGATTATATGATAAGTTATTCCGATCCATCTTTGGGTGTTGGTGCTGATTACTTCGCCTCACTTCTCTTCGGAATCAAGAATGACATCGTTTGGGCTATTGATTGTATCTTTTCCCAGTTCGCTAAATCAGGCGGATTTATCGAGACTCTTAACCATTGGGATGATACTTATGGCAAGACTATAGATCATTATGCAGAAAAGAATGGAACGTCCGGTGTGGTAACTCGTGCTGTTAAAGAAATATACGATGGAGTAATTACGGAAGTTAATAATTCAGACAAGAAGGAAGCGGACATAATCGTTTACTCAACCACTGCTAAAAAATTCAAATACAAACGATCTCCCCGGATGCTCGAATTTATTAAACAATGCGTTGCTTTTCCTAACGACGAGCACGATGATGCACCGGACTGTTTAGCGCTAGGCGCAAAGATTTTGCTCAAAAACTTTGATATTTAAAAACAATCATTTATATTTGCCGGATGAAATTTGGAAAAACAGTATATAGGGCATCCATTGATGGTGATTTAACCGTCGAACAGCAAATTCAAGAGGCTGAAATCGAACTACGTCATGGACACCCATTGTCTCATTCGCGCAAATTCCAAATCGCACTAAGATATGACATAACAAGAACTGTTATTAACATTCTTTCAAATGCAACAATCAAATACGGCGGGGCAACTACCGAGTTTTGCGATTCATTTCAAAAACGTTTGAAGGATATATTTTTCAAGATGCATGATTTTGGTTATTGTTATTTAACTATTGACGAATCTGGGAGAATAACTAATGTTAATGAAACAAAGGGTCAAGTTAAATTGATTGATCCAGCGTATGAGATAACAAGCTATACCCAGAAGGTCGCAGCATATAAATCACTCGAGATGTATGGAGTCGTGACAGATGCTATGTATTCGGTTATCGATGAACGAGGCATAATGGGTATCTTTTCCCCTCAAAAAGATGTTGTGCTTAAGCCAGGGGCGGCAAAAAACTTTAGAGAAACATTTAAAAAGATGTTTGGAGTTAAAACAGGTCAAAGCAAAATACAGCTTTTTGAAGTTCCAATGAATTATACCGGGGTTGCGCTTCCTGTTAAAGACTTAGATTTATTGGCAAATGAAAAAGCATCGACCGCAAAGGTGGCTCGAATATACGGCATTCAAGAAGATATGATTTTATCCGGCTCTACTTACGATAACAAAATGAATGCGATAATTCAAACCTACTCGGACTATAAAGGGTTAATTTATATGTGGATCAATCAAATTGAAACACAGTTAATTTCTTTCCGGTCTGTTGAAAATTACGAAATAACATTTACCGGCATTCCTCAAATGAATGTCGAACAAAACAAAACAACCCCACAATTAGTCATCCAATCAACACCAATAGCATGATGGAAACAAAAAATCAATATTTTTACGGAGCCGTTGCAAAATATGACGAGGTTCAAAAAACCGTTAAATGCAATATAATGCATTTCGACACTCCAAACGAAAACATGTGGTCTCCAGTAACCGGATGTCTGGATGATTATTTTGTAAAAATGGCAAGAGCAAAGAAATTTGTACCTGCTTTTTACAATCATAACCTTGATGGTATCGCAATAGGACTTTGGAAAGAACTCGAGATAATTGGAAACGTGCTAGTGGGCACATTACACCTTTCCGACATACCATTTGTTCGTGATACAGTAATTCCACAACTAAAAGAGGGCACACTACAAGGAGCATCGCCAACCATCTGCACAATCGAGGAAAGTTACGATAGAGACAATAACATTTGGAACATAATTAAAGGTTTTTTGATTGAAGCATCTTTGGTCGCGCTTCCCGCTGATTTCAAAGCAGATGTCTTATCAATCCAAGCGTCTGTACAGGAAAGAAAAAAACAAGATTTTGAATTTGATTTATTAATATTGTAAAATTAAAAAGTATGAACAAACATTTAGTGGCTTTGAAAGCCTATTTAACAAAACGAAAAACGGCTGTCTCCGCTAAATTAGCACAAGCCGCTTTGTCTCCTGAGCAAAAAACACAACTGGACACGGTTATGTCTCAAATTGATTCCGCGATTTCTGAACTGGATGCAGCAACCGAAGATGCTACTAGCGATCAACTTGCTTCAATTTTCTCGAAAGCAGTTGAAACCATTTCAGCAATCACGGATAGCTCTATGCAGCAAATGCAAAGTGATGTACAATCTAAATTAACAGCACTGCAAGCTAAAATTACCATTTCAGAAAGCAAGGGTAAAAAATTCAGTGCTCGCTTAAACCACAAAGTTCTTAAAACAGCTGAGGGCTACGCAAAGGACGATTACAAGCCCTATTCGGCCGGCGTTGATGTTACTGCGTGGACTCCCGAATCTACCATTGAAGACATTGAAATCTTTCATCCACTAATCGGAGTTGCTGCCGGATTCAACGTTTCGACAACTTCGACAACCGCGATCAAATTGCGGAAATTTGGTGTTGTTGGTAATGCTATATTCGTTGCTGTCGTAGCAAATCATGGTGTTAAGCCAGTAATACAAATGGTTGGTGAGCAAAATATCGTAAACGTTAATACTTTTGGTGGAGTTGTTGAAGGTATTGCGGATGAAGAATTGGAAGACAACACAGGACTTCAAACTGAAATACAGCAAGAAGCCTTGGAAAATTTGGCTCAATTTGAAAATCTATCTGCAATCGCTCTTTTAAACAATTCCGCTCAAGCCTATTCAAACGTTAACTTTGGAACGAAACCAAAAGCAGATGAAAAAACTGCGTTGGCTGCTATTATTGATCAAGTTCGTCAAGCTTTAGGCAATCGTACGTCTGATATTTCGCTTGCTCTTAATTCTTCTCAGTGGGCTTTGTTAAAGGATTTGAGAAATGATAACGGCACTCCTATTGATATTCAAAGTGTAATTGGAGATGTTATTCAGGTCGTTGATAACACCTTAACTGGTGATAATTTTATCGCTTTTGCTAAGAAATTTGCAAACATTAAAATTTACAAAGGTAAAACCGCTGAATGGTATCGCGGTATCAAAGTTGTATCTGTCGAAGGAACTATAACCGCCGTTTATTCTGAATGGAGAACTGATGAACAAAGCGTTCGTGTTCGTCAACGTGAGGTTATGTATATTTCCGATGACACAACAGTTGTTAAAGGAACTATATCAGGGGTTGTTGCGGCTTTAAAATCTGTACCACAACCATAAAAAAAACGAGGGGTTGAAATACACCCCTCTATTTTATTAATCATAAAAAATTATTCAAAATGAAAAAGTTAATTTTATTTATTTCAATCATATTGCTTTCTTTTGCTGCTTCGGCTCAAAAGGCTATTTCTGTTCCTGCTCTTGATTTTAACACAGGGTGGTTCACCACTTACACGGGAGCGGCATCCGACACTTTAAACGCTACCAATGCAACGACTTGGAGCTATGAAGTTCCAGTCAATAAATTTGACGGTATATTTTTTGTCTATCAAATTAAGTTGGCCGATAAAACTACGGGCGCGAACGGGAGATGCACGCTTCAATCACAAGGCAAATATTTTGATGGGGGTGAATATGCAAATATAGGCAGTCAAATAACTTGGACTGGTGTTGGAAGTACGGATTCAACCATCACAATTACAAGTATCTCAAGCAAGGTGTACTATCCATATATCCGCCTATTGGTTACAAATGTAGCAGGAAAATCGAAAGTTGTATCGAATAAACTCGTTATAAAACGCTAAGTTATGCTTAAAAAATTTGGTAACACCGTTTTTAATTTAGATTTTTGTAGACAGTTCGATGCCGATCAGTTGAGAGCGATTTACAATGGTGATTTGTCTAGCGATGTCGAATTATTTATCGAAGAATTGTATCCATCAGATGAATCAAAACCAAAAAAGGCTACTAAAAAGTAAAAAATACATTCTGTTTATTTGTTTTTTAAGTTGTTATTTTTATTATTTGTTGTTTGGAGAGGCGGCTTAACCGCCGCCTCTTTTTTTTAAAATGCCTTTTTAGCTCAGTTGGTAGAGCGGATCATTTGTAATGATTAGATAGCAGGTTCGAGTCCTGTTTGAG